AAGCCAACTACACCGGGTATGTTCGCAAGGACTTGACCAAAGCCTCGGCCTGGACGGGAACTGCGTCGCCATTCACCAACAGCGGGCTGATCCTGCGGTACAGGCACTAACGCCATTACGCACTTCGCCGTGGTAGATACGGCGTCTGGAGCGGTGGGCATGATGATCTCGGGGGCGTTGTCCTCGACGCTCAATGTCTCGAACGGTATTCAGCCACAGTTCGCCCCTGGTGCTCTGAGCATATCGGCGGATTAACATGGCCGGTTTCCGTTCCGTCGCTGAGATTACTGACGCTGACCTGGCGGGCCGCTGCTGGGTCAGTCAGTTCCGCAAGGCCGTGGCCTCGGCATCGACGATCACCAACGGCGCGGTGGATTACTCGTATTTTGCGGGTAGTCCTCCGGCGAACTTCTACGCCTCGGCTCCGCTGGTTTCTGAGTACGTCGAGTCGATACGCGGCATCTACGTGCCTACGGTCGGCGCTGGGCGGACGCAGCATCTGAACAACATCAAGCTGATGAGCGCGGCCTTTAACGCCACCTCGAAGACCAACGGTCTGCAGTTGCTGATGCTGTGCGACTACCTGATGTACTACCCGTTTGTCGATACCGACGCAGTGGGCGAAGAACAGCTCATGGAGAACACCAAGACGCTACCTCGCTATCCCGGTGGTCAGGTGATCGCCGTCGCTCAGTCGGCGGCATCGGCGGTCGGGCAATTCACGATGACCTACACCAATCAGGATGGTGTCGCAGGCCAAGTCAGTCAGGTCAATAGAACCTCGGTCGTCTCAGGCGGCGGTCAGGTGGTTAATTCATTACTCTCTGGTACGAGCTACAACTCGTTTGTCACCCTGCAAACCGGAGATACCGGCGTGCGCTCGATTGAGGCCTGCACCATGACAGGGGCTGGTGGCGGGCTGATGGCGTTGGTGATTGTAAAACCACTGATGCTGATGTATTTCAATCAGGAGTCTCGGGTGACAACGACGGGCAACATCGAGTCCTACGGGGCGTGTGATGAGTTCCAGTCAGTGATTCACAAGGCCGGAATGCCTGAGATTAAAGACGGCGCGGTACTAAACTTTTTCGCCAGCGGTTTTGGCGGCTCATTGGCGTCATCGACCCTGGTCGGCACGCTCGAAACAATCTGGAACTGAGGAGTACACCATGGGCTTTGCCTCGCAAGATGACCTGATTCAAAGTTTGACCACGGACGGTCAAGGCGACCTCGCATTCATGAACAAGGCGCTCGGTGCCGCAGGGATCGCTGGCGCTTGGACGCTACTCGCCCCACACGCCGGAACGCCACCACTGGCGACCTTTACCGGCACTGATCTGAACTTCATCCCAACGGATGATACCTGGGCGGAAGGCACGACCTTCACGGGCGGTAACGTCACGCCAGCGACCAAGCACTTTCTCAGTGCGGGGGCATCAGTCGTCGCGGCGGCGGGTGCGCCGTGGTACATCATGGCCGTGGATATGGTGGGCTTTGTTCCACTGACCACGACCAACGTCTCGACGACCGGTGCCAAGACCGTGACCATGACGCCGATCAGCAACACGGCAGCGAACGTGGATCGCTACCCGAATGGCGCGGGCCTGAGACTGTTTGTCGCTGCTGATACCGCCATGGGTGCCAATGCACCAACCTGCATCATCGCCTACAAGAACACGGCAGGCGCGGCCAAGGCCACGACGACATTCACCTCGACGGCCTCCGCCACCATCGGCAACGTGCTGAATACCGGCGCGGCGGCGAACAAGTACAACCCATTCATCCCCCTCGCGGCGGGTGATACCGGCGTCTCGGACATTGACACACTGACCTGGGCCGGTACCGCGCACGCTTCAGGCACCGTGGTTATCGGGCTGTGCAAACCGCTCTGGACGATCCCGGTACCGGCGACCGGCCTTTACACCAAGGTCGATTTCGTCAATGCCCTGCCCTCCATGCGCCGTATCCCGGACGGAGCCAATATCCAGTTCCTGATGTTCCAGACCGGCGCGACATCCTCGGGTGGCACGGTGCTGGTTGATTTTGACTATGGGTACAACTAATGGACAAGCGCATCCTTGAGCTGATCGCCAACTTCCATCTCTGGAAGGGCGACACCTACCGCCTGGCCTCGCTGATTGCCGAGGAGCAGAAGACCATTGACCGCGAGAAGCTGGTCGAGGCCGGGTACCCCGAGGCGGCAGAGGTGCTCTGATGGGCGTCCTTCAGAACGGCTTCCGGGACACGATTGGGGTTTTCAGAACCTACGGCGGGTCGTTCTCGAACAGCTCCTTCCCGCAAGGGACGTTGGGGAACTACAACCTGACGGGGATGAAGCGCAACCTCACGGCGGGGGAAGGGATCACTGACGGCAAAGTCGGTCTGCCGATGGGCTACGTCGCCAAAGGCTGGCAGCTTCCGCAGAAGGCCGGGATGATCTCGTCCCGTGCGGGCGGCATGGCCGTGGTGGCGTCCGGGGCGATGTTGAGCGGCTTCCCGATTGTCGGCAGTGCTGACTTCTCGATCTCGTTCGCCGATGCCTTCGGCCAACTGATCGCGTCGGGTGCCGGTTCGGCTGCACTGTCAATTACCACGAACAGCCCCTTGCTTACCGCATCCATCGGCGGCATGGGTAGTGCGACCATTCTCATCAACACCAATACCCCGACTCTCGGGGCGCTGGCCAATGGGGCAGGTTCGGCGGAATTCACGGTCGCCTTTGCGCCTGCCACAATCTTCCCGCTCAACGATGCGTCACCCCTGCGTACCGGTACCGCCTCACTCTCGATCAACGGCACGCTCGTCCCCTACGCCAAGGGCTTCATGGTCGGATCAACAGCGGATCTCGGGCTGACCGTGGCCGGAATCACCAACGCCGTCTGGAGCGCCCCGCTGACGAACTATCAGGACACGGGAACGGCAGGCAAGGCACTCGCTGCGGCCAGTTCAGGCGGCGTCGATTACGAAGCACTGGGCCTCGCGGTCTGGACTTCTGTGACGCGCACGCTGACATCGAGCAGCGGGACTACCCCTACGGCTGAAGAAGTGGCTGATGCTGTGTGGGCCAAGGTTCTCCCATGAACACCGGACAACGCCTCGTCGCCCTGAGCCCGCTGCCGTCCGCTACGGCGCTGGCGCATCTGCTGGCGATTGCTCAGGGCACGGGCACCGGAGCGACGGTCTTCGTCTCGCGCATGACGGTCACGACGACCACCGAGCGCACGGATGTTTACAGCAAGCCGAAGCGCGAGGTACAGCAAGCCCCGGAGCGCAGCACCACAAGCAAACAGAAGGCCGGCAAGTATGCCTACGCCTTGACCGTAGTCCCACGTAACGACGTTCTGATCACGCCGGATGAAGTCTGGGTGGTGACGAACAAAGAAGTGATAGGAGGTAACTGATGGCCGGTGATCCGTACTGGAATAGCGTAGTCCTGGCGATGCATATGGACGGAACGAACGGGAGCACCACGTTCACCGATCAGAAGGGCAACACCGTAACGGCTTCTGGAAACGCGCAGATCAGCACCGCGCAGTTTGCTCCGCTAAATGGGAACGGCTCGTCAGCTCTGTTTGATGGGTCCGGCGACTACCTAACGATTCCGACCAGCACAAGTTTTGATGTCGGGTCCGGTGATTTCTGCATTGAGTTCTGGCTCCGTTCAACGGGTGGATGGTCCGGCCTGGTGTCCAGAGACGCGGGGACTTTCGCTACGGCTGGGAATTGGTATTTGTATATGCAAAGTGGATATGTCGCCTTCTTCCCCATTAGCTACAGCAGTGGAGCACCGTTGTTAACTTCATCCGGGGTCACTGTAAACAACGGGGCTTGGCACCATGTTGCGCTGGTCCGTAATGGTAGCAATTGGGTTATCGCGGACGACGGAATCTCACGCGCTTCGGCCACATGGTCCGGGGCGATGGCCACGACGACCAATGGTCTACGCGTCGGGAATGACGCCACGCAGGCGGGAGATGATTTCTCAGGAAACATCGACGACCTTCGTTTCACAAAGGGTTTCGCACGATACACCTCCTTCCCCTTCACCCCACCAGCGGCACCGTTTCCTAACAATATGGCGCAAGTCGCCGGAACGGTGAAAGATTCCACCGGGGCATTTGCTGCCCGAACTATCCGCGCTTATCGCCGCAGCGACGGACTACTGGCAGGGAGCGCAACGTCCAACGGAACCACTGGCGCGTTTGCTATCGACGCGCTCGACTCCACACCGCACTACGCTCTGGCACTCGACTCTGCTTCTGAAAACGCACTCATCCTCGACAACATCACCCCCGTTTAACTAAGGAGCAACACCATGGCCTATATTTCATTCGTACCGACCGTGTCATCCGGCATCCTAACGCAGCTAAAAACATCCATCGAAGCAGGCGATTCAGCGGGTGTCATCGACATCTACGCGAATGTACGCCCTGCAGACGCCTCGACAGCGGTTGTCGCTCAGACGCTGCTCGGCACGCTGACATTCTCTGACCCGTGCGGGACGGTCAGCGGGAACACGCTAACCATGAGTGCGATCACGCAGGACTCGTCGGCTAATGCCACAGGCACTGCCACGTGGGCGCGTATCAGTTCGGTCAACACCGCCGTGAAGACGACGGTTATGGACATTGACATCACCGCAACTGGTGGCGGGGGAACGATGCAGATGAACACCACAAACATTATTGCGGGTGGTCCGATCCTGATCAGTTCGTTCATCCTGACGGCCTAATAAATGGCCTATACCCCGCCTCTCGGTAACGCAGTAGAGTTTAATTTCTCGGGGGATTCCTATGTTGCCCCTGCGGGGGATGGGGTTGGTTTCAATTTCATCCCCCCGGTTATCGGCGTAACGACGGGGCAGGTAGTGACATGCGCAGTAGATGGGGCGCACGGAACATCAGCGTCGGTAGCCGCAGCAGCAGTGTCCGTCGCAGCGTTCGGTGGCCTCCAGGTTGTTGCCCGTGTGCAAAGTAAGCCTTTTGTGCAGGTCAGCATTTCGGGCGGTACGTATGCAACGGCTTTTATTTCTGGCGGAATTACGGTTTCTGGCGTTGTTTCAGGGCAAGGGCCAGTGCAAGCAGTGGTCGCCCAGTCTGTCGGCGTGGCATGTCTCGTACAAGGGATTGTGTCTTCGGTAGCTATTGTTTCTGGCTCGGTAGTGGTACCCGGCGCTGTGGTAGGCGGTACCCCTATAGCGGCGGGGGTAGCGGGGCGAATTTCCGTGACTCCAACCGTTGTTGGATACGCCAGCCCCACAGGCGCAGCAAGCCACCGTGTTCCGGTTTCCGCATTTTCTACTGCAACTGTGGGTCGCTCTGCTTCAGTGTTAAACCGCATCAACGTAAGTGGTGCAATTCGTTGTGGGTACGGTCCTCGCTCTGGAATCGCAGGGGCTGTGGTAGTTAGCGCTGATGCTCGTGGGAAAACTGGAGCGAGCGGGCAAGCGGGTGGTGCTATTCCGATCCAAGGGTATTTAGTTGGAAAACACCTGACGCCAACGATCTCCAATGTGTTCGACAGCATCCGTATAAACGGGGCGATCTATGGCGAGTACCCGATTCCTTACGACCAGGGGGATTCTGTTTTTGTGATGAGCCAGTTGAAGCGTATCGAGGTTTTAACCGATGTTTAACGACAAGAAGTTTGGCTGCCTGTTTCCCACCCGCACAGGGGGTGCGACAGGAACGGCCAACGAGCGCAAGATGCTCGACGCCATTAGTGGTAGCGAAGGGTTCCGCACACGGATGCAAACTGCCGCTGACGGCAGTGTAACCATGCTACGCACCCGGAACGGTAGACCTGAATTCACGACGGTTAAAAAGCAACTAGCCGCTGTCATCGAGTTGCTCTATATGGATAACGGTTTCGTGACGCCGGGGTATTGGTCGTATGACGCGACGGTTGATCAGGCACAGGCGACGTTCACCAACAGCAATGGATTCACGGTTTCAGGGTACGTCGAGGTGATTGATAGTGCGATAGAGGTTGAGCCCAAACCATTCAATTCGCTATTCAAAAGCTTTTCGACACGCGCTGTAATCGGACAGCCACCATCACTTACAGACGCTGACTGGCTTAAAGTCAAGAATATCGCAATACGACTATGCCCCCCGGCGATGTTCACAGGACTGGCACGGAGATACGTTTCAGCTATTTATGGGAAGAAAATAAAGTACGCCAGAGAGGCTGAGATGTCTTTTACAGACGTAGGAGCCTACGGAATATTAACGTACGACGGGGTCACACTGAATCCAGGCCAAGTAACGACTGGTATTGTATTTTCGTTAATGCTGAAGAAATACTGGATGGTCAATGTGGCAGGAAACTCCATGACCTACCAAGCCATGATACCTGATGCCAATGGGTTGAAAATACTTGAGCTTATCAACGGGACAACCTCGGAACGAGACAAGGCGCTCCACTCATACGTCCTTTCAACGGCTAGAGTAAAACGCAACGAGTACGGGGGCGTGAGCTGGCTTGATGGTGGAACCTTCGAGACGATTGGTGCCCCGCTTAATTTTGGCTGGCGGTTTAACTCCGACGGGACCAAGTTTACGGCGGTCACACTGGATCAGTATGGCCCCTATATCTCGGACTCAAGGCTTTACGAGGGGGTTATCGCCATCAGCGCAAGTGGTGTGCTTTCGGCCTCCGTTTCAGTAACTGAATCCGTTCTTGGATGGCGAAGCAACCGCGTTAAGTTGTTCTCCCCTATCGCCCCAGCAAATTTCAAGTGGCAATTTACCGGGACCGTTGACGAGGCTGTACCGAATGCCCCGCTGCTGTCATTTTATGATTCAGCCGACACCCTTAAGGTTTGCCGTTACTCGCGTCACGTAGGTGACACCGAAGCTAACTACGCCGGTGGGATAACAGGAAAATGGGGTTTAGGTTTTCCACTTCAAATAGTCCCGGCAGAGCCTGTGTGTAGTGGTCCGTGCGGTGCTTTTGCTCCGGGAACGAATATCACGACCTACGGAGTCGGGGTGTCGACATACGACAGGAAATTGAATCTCCCTGGGAATAACGGGTCGATTTCGCTCGGGGTCTGCTCCATTACAGAGCAAATGACCGCGTCGGAGTATTCATGGTCCGGGGGGTTGAGCACAATGAATTCAGATTGGGCGCTCGTCAGCAACAACCAAACGTACGCCCCTGGTCAACTACTTCCAGGCGGGGCGTTAGAGGTAAACGGATCGCCAAACTGCGGAAATACAGCGGCTTTTGGTGGGCCGGAAGGCGGGTACTACGCGGAATATAGACGTGGCTATTCTGGTAGTTCCACATCGACAAACACGGATACCGGGCGAAGCGTAAACGGGGTGTGTTGCTTTGTAGCGCCACAGGATTGTGCAACAGCGTGGTACGAAATGCTGTTTGTTGGGAGCGCGGTCGGGCGTACGTTGAACATAGCAAAGACGGTCCCGAATCAATTTACAGAGTACAGAATCGTAACCAACTATGAAACGTTCATCACTTGGACATCTACGAACCACACAGGCGGGGAATCGACTGTCGAGGACATCCCTCCGACAAACACAGGCGTTACATCCATCAAGTGTTGTACGTCTGTCGGATACACAGACATCACCACGTTGGCAGGAGATAGTGTCCCGAAGGCGTACAAGTTCTTCGGGGCTCAGTCGTCAAACCCTATTGTTAACGCCATGGTTATTGTGCGCGAAGACCAGCACGGGAGCTTGGCCGTGTCGAACCCTGAAACTGAGACTCTTCAATACTACGGATGGCCTGAAGTTGGGACGCATTCCGTAGGGTGGCAATAAAGGAAAAAATATGAACACCATGCCAATAGGATCGCCCTTCCTCGGCCTGAACACCCGCGTCCCAGACACCGCGCTGCACGTCAACAAGGTCGGGGATTTCCTGTCCATCGCGACGAACGTCGACCTGAACAACAAGGGTCAAGTACGACGGCGCAACGCCACCGCGAAGGTCATCACCGAGACCGGCTGGCACAGTCTGCATCTGACAGGCACGACAGGCTACGGGGTGAAAGACTCGGTACTCTACGCGCTCGATATGGCGAGCTTCGCTCCAGTCTCCGTCGCTACCCTGACGCAGAACACGGCACTCAGTTACGTCGAGACCGGCCCTGACCTCTACTACTCCAACGGCACGGACGCGGGACGCATCACGGCGGGCACGGTCTATCCGCTCGGACTGCCGACGCCGGGTATCCCGACCCCCACGACCATCGGTGGCAACCTGCTCCCGGCGACGTATCAAGTGGCGACCGCCTACGTCAATACGGCGACGGGCGAGGAGTCGGGTATCTCAGGCTCGTGCAACCACGTGCTCTCAGCCCTCGGCGGTATCCGCATCACCCTGCCGACGACCACGCCCGGTGCCACGCACATCAACATCTACCTCTCGGCAGCGAATGGCTCGATCCCGATGTGGCTGGCGCAAGTGCCGGTCGGCACCACGACCTACGACTGCATCAGCCTCGGCCAAGGACGGGCGAGCAACGGGCGCTTCGAGGAGCCGCTTCCGGCAGGGCGCTTGTTCCTGTCCAACGGCAAGCTGTGCAGTATCGTCGGCTCGCGGGTCTATGTCGGCTCGCCATGGCTGTTCGGCTACTACATCCCTGTCAATGCCGACGGGTCCGCTGGCTACATCGACTTCCCAGCTCCGGTCTCCGTGGCTATCGAGAATCAGGCGGGCACCTATATCGTGGCCTCCAAGACGCACTGGTTCCCCGGTGGTGATCTGGCAAATGTGGCGGCGATGATTACGGACGTGCTGCCCTTCGGCGCAGTGCCCGGTACGGAGTTCACACACCCCACGGAGCCGCTGGTCGGCTGGTTCAGCACTAAGGGCGTGGTCATCGGTGACATGGGCGGACAGGTTAAGCCACTGACCGCAGAAGCGGTGGATGTCGTCGCTCCTGTCTCGGGTAATAGCGTCGTCTTCGAGAGTGACGGCTACCGGCGCGTGGTGTCCTGCGGCTACTGCGTGAATCTGGAGAACAGCGCGTGCAGCACCTACACCGACTGGGACTTCACCTCGGTATCCGGGAACTACGGCACCAAGGCCGACGGAATTTATATACTAAATTGTCCAGGATTAGTAGACTATGTCATTGGTTTCGGCAAACAGAGCTTCGGGACTGAGGCGCTGAAACACTTGCCAGCGGTCTATCTCGGGGTCAATTCCGACGAGCCGATGCAGCTCCGGGTGCAAGCGCCGAACGACGTGGACTACACCTACGACGCTCGCAGCGCCAGCACCGACACCGAGATGCAGCGCATCGACCCTGGCAAGGGTTTGCGTGCCAACTGGTTTGACCTGTCGCTACTCGGCACGACCGACTTCCTGCTGACTTCGGTTAGCTTCGCACCCACCGCATCAACAAGGAGAATCTAAATGGGCTTACCAATGACCGTCTATCCCGGCACCTACACGCCGGGAGCCGAGACCGCACTGCACATGGCGGTGAACGTCATCAACGAGACGTGGACGCAAGCGAACGCCAAGCTCGTCGATTTCGAGGCCAAGATCGCAGCGATCACCGACCCGACGACCGGCTGGCTGAGTGCCACGACCGCCCCGCACATCGCAGCGACCACGGCCAATGCGGTCAGCGTCACCGAGCCCTCGGTCTATATCCCGCAGAACATCGACACCAGTACGATCTACGCGGACTACCAGTCTCAGTACACTGCGCTGCGGGCGCTGATGGTCAGTGATCTACCGAAGATTTTCACGGACTACTTCCCGAACGACGGGACGACCTACGCCGCCGCCGAGTTATGGGTGCAGGACGCCATGAACAACCCGAACAGTGCGCTACCTGCCGCCGTTCAGGCACAGATCGAGGCTGATGACCACGCCCGTATCACAGCGGAGCTGAACCGTGGCTCGGATGCGATCACTGCGAAGATGGCCGGGATGCGCTTCCCGATGCCGTCTGGTGCGTACGCCAGTGCGATGTTGCAGCTTCAGCAGAAGTCACAAGACCTGATGGCCGAGTCGAGCCGCAAGATCACCATGGCCTCAGTGGACATGATGAAGTTCGCTATCGACCAGGCGCTGAAGATGCGCAGCCTGTCGATGGGTTCGGCACTCGACTACATGAAGACCATGGTCTCTGCACCGGGCGAAGCGGCGAAGGTCATCGGCATCGGCATTGATGCACAGAGCAAGCTGATCGGGGCGGTATCCAGCTACTACAACGCCCGCACGGCAGCGATGGAGCTGACCTCGAAGGTGAATCAGTTCAACGTCGCCAACGACCTCATGGCTGCTGAGAAAAACCAGATGGCTGACCTGACGCTGCTCGAAGACCGACTCAAGGCACTGCTGCTGGAAGTGCAGACCTTCGGCCAGATGGCGACAAGCATGTTCAACAATCTCCATGCTTCGACGGGGACGGGATACAACGTCAGCGTCTCTTAACCACACGCCACTCAACCACCATGCCACCTGCGGGTGGCTTTTTCTTGCCCGCTTATTCTGGCTATTTCGATATTGTTTGGCAATCTGAATCAGTAGGGAATCGCCATGGGCAAGTGCGCAACGGGTAAGACTAAGAAGGTTCGCGGGTTTGCGTTTGGCGGGCTGCCGAATATTCCTGACTATGCTGGAAACAGTCCGGTACATATCTGTGGGCCCGCCACGCGGCCGAGCGGAACGCGCAGATCGCCAAGGTCAATCCGGCCATGCCCGATGCCGGGTCAGGGTTGACCAACCAGCAAGCGGCCGACATTCTGGCCGGGCAGCAGGTTACGATCGGCGGTCGCGACATCAAGCTCGACATGGCCAAGATGCCCGGCTTCCAGTCGCTGGCAAAGCGTATCGACGCGATCACGGCCGAGACGACTGACACGCTGGTCCGCTACGGGCTGGAGACGCAGGACACAGTCGACGCCTGGCGCGCAACCTATGGCAAGTACGTTCCGCTGATGCGCGACATGGAATCAGACGACAACTACGCCGGCGCCTTCAACCTGGGCCTCGGTACCGGGCAGGGCTTCAGTGTCCGCGGGAGCGCCGCCAAGCGCGCCATGGGCAGTGAGCGGGGTGTCATCGACATCCTGGCCAACGTCGCCATGCAGCGCGAGCGCGCCATTGTTCGCGGTGAAAAGAACCGTGTCGCCCAGGCGCTTTATGGGCTGGCTGTCACGGCGCCCAATCCGGACTTCTGGCTGCCGCTCAATCCGGACGCCAAGAAGACGCCGACCGAAGTCATCGCCGAGCTAGTCCAGCTGGGCCTGAACCCGATCGATGCGGCGAACATCGCCAACGAACCGAAGCAGCGCTACACCGACCCGAAGACCGGCATGGTGATGGAGCGCATCAATCCTCAACTGCGTACCCGAGGCGATGTGCTGGCCGTGCGGATCAACGGCAAGGACCGCTACGTGATGTTCAGCTCCAACGAGCGCGCGCAGCAGATGGTGCGTGGCCTGAAGAACCTGGATGCCGAGCAGCTTGGTCTGGTGATGCAGAAGATGGCCGTGGTGACGCGCTGGTTCGCGGCGATCAACACGCAATACAACCCGGTCTTCGGCCTGACCAACGGCGTGCGAGATCTGGGCACCGGCATGCTGAACCTCTCCAGCACCGAGCTCAAGGGTCATCAGGCGGAGGTGTTCAAGAACGCCTTCTCTGCACTGCGGGGTGTCTATTCGGATCTGCGCGACCACCGGGCCGGGCGCACCCCGTCGTCCAAGTGGGCGCTGGCCTTCGAGGAATTCGCATCCGAAGGCGGGCAGACCGGGTACCGGGATATGTTCCAAACCAGCAAGGAACGCACCGACGCGCTGATGAAGGAACTGACGGACGCGACCAAGGGCAAGACGCTGCTGACGTTCAGCGAGCGCCGGTCACCTCTGTTCGGGTGGCTCTCGGATTACAACACAGCGATCGAGAACGCGGTTCGTCTCTCGGCCTACCAGGCGGCTAAAGACAAGGGGATGACCAAGCAGCAGGCGGCAAGTCTGGCCAAGAATCTCACGGTAAATTTCAACAAGAAAGGCCAAGCCGCCACCCAGCTCGGCGCTCTATACGCCTTCTTCAACGCCGCCGTGCAGGGTACCGCGCGGATTGGCACGACCATGATCACCGACGCCAACGGCAAGCCGTCTCTCACCGCGGCCGGGAAGAAGATCCTCTACGGCGGAATGATGGCCGGTGTGCTGCAGGCAGCGATGTTCGCCGCGGCTGGCTACGACGATGAGGAGCCGCCGCAGTTCGCCCGGGAGAAGAACTTCATCATCCCGCTGCCCGACGGGAAGTACATCTCGATCCCGTACCCGATGGGCTTCCACGTCATCCCGAACATCGGGCGCATCGCGACGGAGTTCGCCCTCGGTGGATTCAAGAACCCGGGCCAGCGCCTGGTCGACATGTTCTCGATGGTGCTCGACGGCTTCAACCCGATCGGCGGATCGTCTGGCGGCGTCTCGCAGCTCATCTCCCCGACTGTCACCGATCCGTTCGTGGCGCTATCGGAGAACAAGGACTGGACCGGCAAGAGCATCTACAAGGAAGACTTCAACAAGATGCACCCGACGGCCGGCTGGACGCGCAAGAAGGATTCAGCCTCGATCATCTCGAACTGGCTGGCCTACGGTGTCAATTACCTGACCGGGGGCGGCAAGTACGAGATCGGCCTGCTGTCACCGACACCTGACCAGCTCGACTACATCATCGGTCAGGCCACAGGCGGCGTCGGTCGGGAGTCGCTCAAGGCGTGGCAGTTCGGCGCCACCGCGACCTCAGGCGAAGAGATGCCGATGTACAAGGTTCCGGTCGCCGGCCGCTTCGTTGGCGAGACCACAGGCCAAGCCTCGGAGACGTCCAAGTTCTACAACAACCTAAAGCGGATCGGCGAGCACAAGTCGGCCCTGGACGAGATGAAGGACGCTCGGGATCTCCCGGCGATGATGGCCTACCGCAAAGCCAATCCGGACGCGATGCTGGTCAAGCAGGCTGACGAAGCGGCGTCGGATATCAACAAGTTGAAGCGGAGGAAACGCGAGCTGCTTGAAAAGAACACCGGCAAGGAGCAGATCAAGATGATTGACGCTCAACTCACGGCGAGAGTGAAGTTGTGGAATACGCGGCTGTCAGCCAAACCGCGGCAGGAACAACGCGCAGAATAGGTTTCCAAACATGATGAAGGCGATGCCACCGAGCCAGATGGCGTTGCCTCCGTCTGTCCCCCATCGGTGGATCACCCAGCCGACGAAGACGAGAAAACCGAGCCACAGAATTAGAAATCCGGTCATCTGAGAAGCATAGTCTCCGCCCTCAGTTTAAGCAACCAAGTGCGGTAGAATACGCCAATGCGCTGCAAAAATAAAAACCAAATCACTCGCCGATTTACACAGACACCCCTGAAACCCTTGCCATTGCTCGATGTCTGGTGCCCAGGAAGGGACTCGAACCCCCACAGTGTTGCCACCACTAGGACCTGAACCTAGCGCGTCTACCAATTTCGCCACCTGGGCAAATCCAGCGAAGGCCGAATTCTAAAGGAACATAAAAAAATGTCAATCAAAAA